TCCCTGTAGACGGGTTAGCTAAAACTTACTGTGCTTGGGACTTGGGGATAGGCGACTCCACTGCAATCTGGGTATGTCAAAGAGTAGGCTTAGAGACACGACTGATTGACTTTGTGGAGAACCACGGTCAAGGACTCGATTGGTATGTGAACTGGCTGAGAACGAATCACTACGAACTAGCCGAGCAGTTACTGCCTCATGACGTGCAAGTAAGGGAGTTGGGCACTGGTCGCTCGAGGATGGAACTTCTACAAGAAGCAGGGTTGAATATCACGATTGTTCCGAGGATGGGCGTTGACGATGGGATACAGGCTGTGAGAAGGCTGATCCCTTATTGTTGGTTTGACTCCAAGACTAAGCGCGGAGTGGACGCACTACGCAACTATAGGAGACAATACGACGATAAGCGTCAAGTCTACTGGGATAAGCCTCTTCATGATTGGGCATCTCATGCGTCTGACGCATTTCGGTATCTTGCGGTTGGCATGTCAGAGAACACAAGTTGGTCTAAGCCGCTGAAACCTAACGTATCTTGGGTGGTGTAATGGACGACGGTAGACTTAAAGCAATACTTCAAGGCGAAATCGACAACGCCATAGGCTTTCTTGCGACCGAGACCGTAGAGCAACGGAAGAACGCGCTTACGGCCTACATGCGTGATCCCTACGGCAACGAGGTCGAGGGTCGAAGCCAGATCGTAACCGGAGAGGTGGCAGAGGCTATCGACGGAATGCTGCCTCCGCTCATGCGTCTTTTTACTTCTGCTGACCAGATCGGTGTATTTGAGCCTGTAGGCCCAGGCGATGAGCCCTTAGCCCAGCAAGCTACGGAGTACACAAACTGGGTGCTCATGAAGCAGAACCCAGGCATTGCGATCATGCACGACTGGTTCAAAGATGCGATCCTTCAGAAGGTCGGGGTGCTTAAGGCTTACTGGGATGACTCGATTTCTGTCACAAAGGAGCAGTACGCCAACCTGACAGACGATGAGCTAGCAATGGTCATGTCCGACGGGACGATGGAGATCGCAGCACAAGAGACGGTAGAGCAGGACATGGACGGTCAAGTCATGCGTGTTCATAACGTCGCGCTTATGCGTAAGACCAAGGCAGGAAAAGTCAAGATCGAGAATGTGCCTCCAGAGGAGTTCCTGATCTCCAAGGCAGGCAAGACCGTAAGAGACACGCCTTTCGTTGCACACAGGAAACTCATCACAAGGTCTGATCTTGTGGCGATGGGGTTCGATGCTGAGATCGTGATGAACCTGCCGGTTTACAACGACCTTGGGTTTTCTGCCGAATATATTGCTCGATACAACCGAGACGAACAGCCCTACATGGAGCCAAGTCTTGATAAGTCCATGCAGACGGTTGAGGTTTTCGAGTGCTACCTAAAGACTGACTACGATGGAGACGGGATTGCAGAGCTTAGACGGGTTCACTTTTCTGGGAATGAAATCCTAAGCAACGAGGAAACCGACTATGTTCCGTTTTACACCCTCTGCCCTATCCCGATACCTCATCGGTTTTTTGGGGATTGCCCTGCTGATCGTACAGTTGATCTCCAACTTATCAAGACTACTCTAACGAGGCAGATGCTTGATAACCTGTACCTTCAGAACAATATCCGCATGGGTGCTGTAGAAGGTCAGGTCAACCTCGATGATCTCTTGAGCGTTACTCCTGGTGGTGTGGTCAGGATGAAGAACTCTAACGCACTTGTTCCTATCCAGGTCAATCCTGTTGCCCAGCAGGTATTCCCGTTCATGGAGTACCTAGATTCCATACAAGCCAAGCGTACGGGCGTTACAGAGGCTTCCCAGGGGTTAGACCCCAACATCCTACAAAACGTGACTGCTGCGGCCATAGCAGCCCTTACGCAGGCCTCACAAGGCAAGATCGAGTTAGTCGCTAGGATTTTCTCAGAAACAGGCGTAAAAGATCTATTTAAAGGACTCTTACACCTTCTATGCAAGTACCAGGACAAAGCAGTCATCATTCGGATGCGCGGCCAGTATGTTCAGTACGATCCCAGAGAGTGGTCGAACCAGTACGATGTGTCAGTGAATGTCGGACTTGGTACGGGGAACATCGAGCAAAAGATGGCGATGCTGAGTATGGTTCTCGCAAAGCAAGAGCAGATCATCCAGACGTACGGGCCAAGCAATCCTTTAGTGTCTGTCTCGCAATATCGTGCGACGCTCGGAAAGTTGATTGAGGCAGCAGGCTTTGCAGACTCTGCTGAGTTCTTTAAGCAAGTGACACCGGAGGTCGATGCTGCGCTTGCACAACCTCCTCAACAAGGCCCAGATCCTGCCGTACAGATGATGATGGCGCAGGCCCAAGCGGATATTGAGATCAAGCGTCAGAAAGCTATGGCCGACATTCAGCTAGCAAGAGAGAAGGCTTTAGCCGAGCTAGAACTCAAGCGTATGGAGTTTGAAGCAGAGGCGCAGATGAAGGCTATGAAAGTCGGCGCAGGTATAACCTCTAACATTGAGATTCCAGGATAAATCATGCTTGACGAACTATTGCCAATGACCTGGGGTACTCTCACTCCTCAGCAGAAGATTGATTGGTTTAACGCAAACAACGTCACGGCTGATGTGTTGCGCTATGCCGGAGTCCCTGAGTCTGATATTCAGGCTAGCATTTCAATGGGCTTGAAGCAGATGCAGTCCTTTGCGCCATTTACAGAAGGCCCAACTAGCCTGCCAACACCGACGCTACAGTCTTTTTACTCAACTATGCCAACCGAGCAGGTTCCTTATTCGTTTAGATCAGGTGTTGCTGGGTACACAAACTTGCTGCCACAAAGTCTTGAGTTCGGTGTTCCTGCCGCTCCTCCCATCGTAAGGACGACACCTCCTATTTATACGGGTGGCACTGGCACATCAGGAGGTACTGGAACATCTGGCGGGACTTCAGGAGGCGCAACAAATACAGACGTGCTGGAATCAGGTCTTGAAAATTACGTTCCACAAGCGTTCTCTCTGCCAGCTTTGACGCAGGCTTACGAGGACATGACAGGCGTGACTTACGGAGGTATTGAAACAGCACCTTCGTACATGGGCGGCAAAATCGAAGATAAACATCTTGCAAGTTATGAAGGTGGTGGCTTTGTTGCTGGATTGTTAGGCCCAAAACCTTCCAACCAGGATGATGGTTATGGGTCTCTGCAAAAAGGCGAGTATGTGATCAGAAAGAAGGCTGTCAACAAGTACGGCGAGGACTTTCTAGAGGCTCTGAATGAGTCAAGAATATCTAAAAAGAAGGCTAAGAGCCTGCTATGACACAACGCTGGGAGCGAGCAAAGGCTTTACTTGGTGACGAGTTTCTGACAGAAATCTTCACTGAGTTGGAAAAAGACAACATTGAGCGTATCATCAATAGTAATCCTGACGACATTGACCTACGCGAGGAGTATTACACGATGATCCGCGCAGTGCGTCAGGTTAAGGCGCGTCTTGAGTCCGTTGCCGCTGAAGGCGAGATGAACAAGAGACGATTCAAACTTTTTAAGTAGAGGTTAGTGTATGGAAAGCAGCAACCCGCAAGGGACTAGCTTGACAGTGGGACAGGCAGCAGACACGTTTCTTGGCATGATGACGGGCGGTGAACCTCCACAGGAGCAAGTTCAAGATCAGTCGGAAGAGCAAGAATATGCAGCCAGTGAATCCGAGCACGAGGAAGCAGTAGAGGAAACTCAAGAGGAACAGCGCTTTTTAGTCAAAGCAGCAGGCGAAGAACGCGAGGTTACCCTACAAGAGTTGATCGAGGGCTACCAGAAAGGTACGGATTACCATAAAAAAACTAACGCGCTTGCTGAACAGCGTAAGGCTGTAGAGGCTGAGAGAGCCGCTGTGGAGCAAGCAAAACAGGCGAGAGACGCATATGCTCAACGCTTGCAGGCTATGGATCAATTCCTAAGCCAACAGATGCAAGGTGAGGATATTGAGAGCTTGAAGGAAACCGACCCGATTGCCTATGCAGTCAAGGTCGCAGAGCAGACTAGGCAAGAGAAGCAGATCCAACAGATACGTGCTGAACAGTTACGCATTGCAAGAGAGCAACAGGCAGAGCGAGAAGCGCACATGGAGAAGCATCTTGAGCAAGAGGCAAAAAGGGTAGCCGAGGCGATCCCTGAGTATGCGCATCCTGAGAAGGGTGAGAAGGTTCGCTCTGAACTTCGCAGTTTCGCTAAGAGTATTGGTTACTCGGATGCGGAACTAGCAAATGCAACAGACTCTCGCGCTGTGTTGACGTTGTGGATGGCAAGTCAGTACCAGAAATTGCAAAAGGCAAAGCCAGGAGTAACCAAGAAGGTTGCCGAGGCTCCCAAGATGCTAAAGGCTGGTAATGCCACGGGTAAGACCATAGCAACAGAGGCAGCAAAACAGGACTTTGCGCGACTTAAAAAGACTGGTTCTCGACAAGACGCTGCAAGGGTTTTTGAAAGATTTTTGTAATTTGGAGTAATCATGACTGTTCCTACAGGCACATTCCAGACCTTCACGGCTATCGGTCAGCGTGAAGATCTCACCGATGTTATTTACAACATCAGCCCGACCGAGACCCCTATCCTTTCGTCGCTCGCTCGCACGAAAGCAACGGCTGTCTATCACGAGTGGCAGACGGATACCCTGGCAGCAGCAACAACCAACAACGCACAGGTTGAAGGTGACGACGCTACAGCAGCAACCATCAGCCCAACGACCCGTCTCGGTAACTACACTC